CTATTGCTAATGTGGCTCAAATAGTATTATATGATGGTTTTCAAAAAGGTATGTTTAATCCAGATTTACTTATGTTACTTATTGAACCTACTATGTATATACTTATGGCTCTATCTGAAAAAGCAGGAATTGATGATTACAAAATTTATGATGATGAAGAAGAAGATGAATTTGATACCAATGAGCAGCTAGAGGGTATGGATAAAATTATGGATATGGCTCAAGAAAAGTTTACCTCTACTATGAAAAAGGGAGTTATTCCAAGAGAAATAGAACAAAAAATAGAAAGGTTAGAAATACCTGAAAGAAAAAGTTTATTAGAAAGAAATGAACAACCACAGATAGAAAAACAACCAGACAGTTTGTTAGATGAAGGAGAAAAATAATGGCACAAGATATAAAATCTTTAGGTGAATCTTTACTTGGTCAAGCTAAGAAAAGAAGAAAAAAATTAGAAAAAAGACAAAAAATATTTTCAGGATTAATGTTAGGTGTTAGTGTTGGTAATATATTTTTACGAAGACAAGCTGAAAAAAGAATGAATCAATTTATAAATTCTAATGCAGGGATATTACAAAATCAAAAAAGACAATTCACACAAGGAGTTAATTTTTGGAGTGACCATGAAACTATGATGAAAACTTATGGCATGGGTTCATCAGATACAGATTGGGAAAATGCTTTTAAACAAAAACAATATGATTTTTATAAAAAAAGAGATTTGGATGGTATATCTTTAAACAAATTAACAAGTACAAGAAGAAGAGAGTTTGAACTAGAAGTAGATAAGTTAATAAAAGACGATATAGAAGGTTACAGTAAAAAAATGGATTTATTCCAAAATTTTAAAAATATAGAAAACACTGCAGAAAATAGAAAACTTTATATGAAACCACTTACTGATGAACTTCTAAAAGGTTCTAAGTTAATTCAAAAAGAAGGAACAGTAGGTAATTTTTTACTTAATAAATTAGGATTAAAGAAACGAGGTTTAGAAACAGTAAAATTAGGTGACACTGAAGTTGTAATTCCAGAGGCTTTAAAGGATGAAGATAGAGATATTTTAAGAAAAAATATTGTTAGAAACGAAGTGTTTAGTCAATCTTTAGATGATATAAATAAAAATATTCAATATGTACCTTTAAGTAGTGATAATATTAAAAAGTTTACTGATGCAAGTTTCGTATCATCAAAACCTAATGCATCATTTGTTACAGAAGTTACTCAGGCTTTAAATGCTAATCCTAAAAAAAGAGGTCAAAGTTTAGTAGGAGTAGCTACATTTGATACTTCGTTTGGTAAAGGCAAATCATTTTATCAAATATATAATCAAATATTTAAAGGTGATAAAAGTGGAGCTTCAAACGAAGCATTTCTATCAGAAATTTATGCTTTTGCAGCACAAGCTAAAAAAGAGTTTGAAGATAATCCTGAAAACATAGGTAAGGTAGTAGTGCCTTCTCAGTTTGTAAAAGAAGGAATACAATTAGCTATAGCTAACAATCCAACATT